CACCGGGCCATGACAACGCCCTGACCTGGGTCGATGGTGATGACCTGCGCGCCAGCGGACCGGTAGCGCGCGAGCAGGCCCTCACCGGGCATCGAGTGGATCAGGTACACATCGCACTGGCTCGCGAGCGTCAGGGCGGTATCGATCGCGGCCAGCCGTGCGGCCTTGGTGACCGAGCGGATGTGCTGGGGCGGGTCGTGCGGGTCTCCACCGGCGGGCGTGAGCACCGAGGCGATGGCGTCGTAGTCGATGGTGATGTCGCCATGCTTGGCGTGCTGTCGCACCCATGTGGACTTGCCGGCCGCAGGCGGGCCGGTCACGAGGTAGAGGGTCACCAGTCCATCGCCAGGTTGTCTGTGGTGATGATCGGCGAGGTGGTGATGCCCAGTACGGCAAGGGCTGCGGACCATTGCGACGGATGAACGTCGAGCACCGCGGGTCTGTGGGCGTCGTGTCTGCCGTCTTGGCGCTGGCTGTTGCATATGCCGTGCAGAAGGCGATCGGCGCGTTGTCCGCCGAACGCGCGAGCTTGGCTGTGGTCTGCGGCCAGTTGCTTGCGGTCCCAGTTGCGCTCCAGCAAGGGTGCTTTGAACATGGGTAGTGCGCACCACCAGCACAGCGTGCCGTCGATATGACGACGTAGCAGGCCCTCGGCGTGCTGTTGGTGTTTCCAGCCCAGACCGCGATCGGTGGTGCTGGCCTTACGGCCGGGCCTCGGCGGCATAGGGCTCGTCCATGATCAGCACATCCGACGAGAACCCTTGGCGCTCGGGGCTTGTGTCGGCCTCGGCATGCGCAGGTGGCGCGGGCGGTGATGGTGCCGCCTTCGCAGGGGTGGCGGAGGGCTCGCTGCCGTCCTGCTCAACGTCCAGGGTCCAGCCCTTGGCGTGGGTTGTGATGGTCATCGTCGTGTTGCCGGTGGGCTGGCCCAGCTGCGCGAGCGTCGCGGTCTGCGCGAGTGTGGCCATGACGGCCAGACCCCAACCCTGCCCGCCAGATTGGCGCTTGAGGTCAGGCAGATTCGGCGGCGCAGAACGCCAGGCGCCGGGGTCGGCGTCCATCAGGATCTTGCCATCGACGGTGATCTTGATATTGCTCATGGGGCTGACAGCTTTCGTAGTTGGCGGACATCGATTGACACGTCGTCGGTCTTGCCGACGGTGAGCACCAACAGGGGTGTCTTGCGCTGGTGGTCGGCTCGGTCGTACAGGGTGATGATGCGAGTGCCGTCAGGGGCTTCTGCGGCGTCCTGGCGCAGCTGTGCCGCATCGGCTTTCGTGAGTGTGTCGAATTCGGCCGTGATGGCGGATGCGAGGGCTTCGGCCCACAGTTTGGCGGCCTGGCCGATCATTTCCTGGGCTTGCTCATCGGGCATGCCGGTTGCACGGAAACCGGGAATCGGGATCACACGAGCAGGGCTGTTGTCGTCACCCGGATGTTGCAGAGCACCGGCCGCGAACGTACGGGTGAGCAGATCGACCAGAAATTGAGTCACGGTGATGCCTCCCCCCTGGGCGCTGGCGTAGATACGACAGACCCCCGATCGCGCATGGTTCGCGTTTCGGGGGTCAGTCAGAGAGGTACTGCTGTGCCGATCAACAGGTAACGCGTGCGCTTGAAGACCTGCGCGACGTGCTGAATGCGCCTACTTTGGTTGCTCGTCGTCCAGCTTCTGCGCAGTCTCTAGATCTGGAATCCTGACCTTTACGCCCGCAATGCCGGTGATCTCTTGTATCGATTCCTCGAACGTCTCAACCAGTGAGTACAGCAGGTTGAGACGTTCCGCCAGCGGACTTCCGATCACAACCATGACGTCCTTGTGCGCGCGATACAGCTTCGTCCACGACAGCGCCGCATCCAGCTTGGGGTGTTGCCGTCGAACGTCATTGAGGATCTGCCACCAAAGTTCACGGACGATACTCGGTCTCACCTCGCTGGGCAGGTCATCGTATGCAATGAATCCCTGTTGCTCCTGGCGCGTGTGCTTTTTTGTGAACCTCGCCTGGCGGATGTTGTGGGCATTGACTTCTGCTTGCGAGGGCTTGGCGTCGGGTGCGTTCAGGTAGGCAAGATGACGGTCCAGGCTATCCGCTTCGCTGGCGAGGTCATGCTCGGCGAGCTGACCACTTATGTGACCGTCTCCCTTGATGTTTCGGTGAGTCTTCACCCATTTGTCCAGTCGTAACGCAGCCTCGCGTGGGTCCTCCAACCCGTCTGGCAACCTTGACTGGACTTCGTCTTGGCCTTTCCAGGCCCATGGACGCTCAATCTTGTGGTACCAGTCGTAGATCGACGGTCCCCACTCTTCGTCCCGAAGAGGCTCGACTGGTTCCCCATTGCGGGTGATCGGCAATCGGTCCTCAAAGTCCTGAATCACCGCGAGTTCGGTCAGTTTCTGTACCGCCGACTGAATTTGCCTGCACGCATCGACGGTCGATTCACGATCGCCCAAGTCGACAAGCCTGGCCGCCTGTTCGGACAGGCTTGCAGCGGCCTGAGCCACAGCCAGCCGCGCCAGGACTCGTGTCGGATACTTTGCATCGGCTGGGCCGGGAGGCAGGTGCTCGGACCGGAAATTCCTTCGCATACCGATAAGCATTCCAGAAGATCGGCTGTGTTGAACGAGAAGAACACCATCGACGCAGGCAACGACCCGTACTTGCCGAAGAATTAACGACCGGCCTAGATGCAGAAAACCCCAGCTAGGCCGGGGTTTTCATGCAGTGGACATAGTTGTCCCACCGACATGTTGAGCGCCATTTTGCCATACGCGCAGGTCACGCGGGGGATCTGGCTTTTAGCGTGTCGCGGCGCCATACGGTGTGAGCCGCCAGCAGCGCGGTCGCCAGCGCGGGCACATCGTGCATGGGCAGTACAGGCGGGATGTTGGCCACGGCCACCTCGTTACCGCGCGGTGAGATGCGCACTTCGCCCGGGGCCCATGGTCGCGCGGTGATCGGCACTTCGACGTAGCGGCGGCCGGCCTCATCGGTCTGTATGCCGGGCAGCTTGATCACCAGATACCCCTTGGGCTTGAGACCGCCTGGCAGTACCGAGGCGATGAGGTCGGCAACCTGCGCCTGCGTGTAGACGACAGTCTCGGTCTCGCCCTCGGCGCCAATGCTCACCTTGCGTGTGAGGCCGAACAGGTTCGGGATGCCCTCGATGATCTCGCCAATGGCCTTGCGCGCGTCCATGGGGCTAGTTCTACCCCGACGGTCCGACAAGGCCCGATGCGGCAAAAACCCAGCTAGATCGAGATACCCGAGCAATCGACCCGCTTCGGGAGAGGGCCACGACACGCCGACGACCAGCGGAAACCTTTCCCCCACACAGGATCGGGACTTGGCCGTAGAGTCATTTCCCGAGGTACCTCACTGAGCTTCCAGGGGCGGCAATGCCGCGACAATCCTGGTTGAGGAGGGGGGTGATGCATGACGACGCCGAATAGGAAACGCGGCGGCTGGACGGAGTACGTAGCTTCGTTCGTTGTCCAGCTCGCCGCGCGGATCGTCGCCGAGATTGCATTCCACCTCTGGCGCTAGCGCGCCAGCCCAGGGGCCGGACCGGTTTCCATTGTCCGATGGATTCCGGTACCGGTCTCTGTGGATTAGAAATATTCACGGTGAATATCCACAAATTGACGAGTACTCATCAACCGGACCCACTGTAGCGCGGTACATGTACCAATGTCCGTATTCGTACATGCCGTGTACGCAACAGTCCGTGCACTTTACGTACCACCGCGTACTAATCAGTACATGTATCTGCTACTACGCTGCGGCGACCCGACGGGGCTACTTAGATAGCAAACCTGAGGACCGGTCGATATCGAAGCACCGCTTGCCCCCTTCTCCGGCTTTAACAGCGGAGATACGCGGGACGGGCGTCGGTGGCGGGCTACCCCACATTTGCGTGGTGACTTCATCCTGCTTAGGCCGGTGATCGTTATCCCAAACGATCCGGTCAGCCGCCGATAGCGTGCGTTGCCGTGCAGCGGCGGCTTCCGGGATGCTTCCGTAGCAGTGTGGGCCACTCTTGAGCAGCATTTCCACAGTGTCGTCGGCAGGTGAGGCCGGGGAGTACGGCGGATCCTGACTGTCCGCGAGTGCGTAGAGACCGAGCGCCACGACAATTCCGCCCGCAACCATCGCAAAGCTGATCCAAACATCTTTGAACTTGCCTTCGGTCGCCTCCGCGGCTTCCTCCAGTTTGGTCAGTCGCGACGAAATCTCATCCGATGCCGCATCGCCAGAATCCGGTGCTGGCGACTCATCTTGAGTCATGGTTAGACCCTAACCCTCCTCCGCGACAACCGGTCCGGTTTGCCCCGCCCCTACCCGTGCCCCCTGGCGTTGCGGGGCCGCTCGGCGCGCACGGTGCGTACGTCACCTATGCGAACCATCTGGTGACCGTGGGCGTCACGTCCGCGCACCGGCACCCGACCGTTCTGTATCCAGCGTTCGATCGTCCTCTGCGGTACGTGCTCATCGAGGCGCGGCAGTACCACGTCGACGAGCTCGCGCACCGTGGCATTGCGGTCGTCCAGCTCGCCGAGATTGCGCGCCAGCACGTCGGCCACCGAGTGCGCGGCCTCGCACTGCGGGCAAACAATCGAGCCGCTATGACTGGGCGCCATAAGCGCGTACCCACACCGGGTCGCGTTGTCGCCCTTGCGGGCCCGTGCGGTGAGTACCTCGTCGGGTGCCGGGTCGGTGATGCATGGCCCGATGATCATGGGCTCAGGCGGGCGGTTCACAACGCGCGTGATCGATCGGAACAGCTGCTCGATCTCGTCGCAGATCTCGGCACCGTTCTCCTGCAGAGCGATATCGGAGGCGTGCCGGTGCAGCCACTTGGCCATGCGTGCCGTCGTCGCGACAGAGTGCGTCTCCTCGCCGCGCTTACCGGTGTAGACCACGCGCAGGTCATCCGCGGGGGTCTCGTCGGGCGTGCGCGCCTCCGGGGCCCCGTCGCAGTCGTCGCACAGGGGTCCGGCCGCCGAGGTGGGCAGCGTGACGAAGCAACGCCGACATGCGCCCGCCCGGGCCGGCGGTGCGGACTCGACATCGAACGTGAACGAATCGGCCGACCGCGATGCTGTCGATTCGATGGCCTCCAGTAGCGGTGTTGGCCGCGTGCGGAACTCGGGCACGTCTATCCCGCGGGTCTCGCACATGTCGCGGATGGTCGTTGACAGCGCGTTGCGGATCCGGTCCAGCTCGTCGCTGGCGCGTCCGTTGACCCGGCCGAGGGCGAGGGCATGCCACAGCGCGGACTGGTGTCGGTCTCGGTGATCCCTCGGGGTCGGGGTGGTGTCCTTGTCGCGCGGGAACGGCTCGACGTGGCTCACGAGCGTGTCGTCGCCGTGTAGCACGTCGCGGCGCTCACCCTTGCGTGCGCCGTCGCCCAGGTTCGCCTGCCCGACAGCGGTTTCAGTGAGTCGATCGAGCCACCATGGCAGGTCGGCCAGGCGCTTGCGCAGCTCCGATATGCAGGACTTGCACACGAATAGATCGGTTGCGCGTTCGCACCGCTTGCACTTGGTCAACGGTTGAATCCTCCTGCTGATTCGATTGCGGGTCTTTCGATTTCGGCGTCGATCGTTTCGAGTACTGGCGGCTCATACGACAGGAACGCGACTGGCCGCGGAGGGTCGCAGTTGTGGCGGGCGTACTCCGGTAGGCACCACTCGGTCGGCACTGGGTAGGAACGTGGGAAGGTCTCACGCTCGCGTGCGTACTGCTCCACAGTCACCTGGGCGACCTCGCTATCGCTCATGTACTCGTGCATGTATTCCATGACCACCGGCATGTCGGGATCGAGCTTGGACAGCGCTGCGATCAGCTCTCGTACGTTCATCGCGCGCCACCGGCCGCAAACGCGGCGAAGGCTTCGGCGCTGGTGTCGAATCGGCACCAGGTCTCGTAGCCGTCGGTGAGCCGCTTCTCGATGCGCCACTCTCGGTTCACCGGCCAGATGCGCCAGGGCGCGGGTGCACGGTTCGGCCAGAACGGGGTGTCGAGCTTCAGGTCGAGGGGGTTGCGGAAGGCGAGCACCGAATCGAGGGTGTAGGCCGACGGCGAGGGGTCACACGGCTCGTCGTGCAGCTGGCCGTCGTACCAGTAGCCCTCGGCCAGCGTGCCGTCGTCGAGCTGGACGGCCACACGCGCGCCCTCGATCAACTCCGGGCAGGTGAACCACTCGGGGCTTGCTTTCCCGGTCATCGTGCCTCCATCCGCATGTTGATTTCGCCCTGATTTGGCTTCTGCCGTTCGACCCCTACGGGCGTATGCCAGAAGGGGTTTTCGTGGCTCTCGCGGCGAACTGGGTGGCAATACGCGCGGCGTGAAGCCGTTTGCCTCACCGACATTTGGCCGATTTCTTCGCCGTTCTCGCGTGCGTTACCCAACGTGAGATATATCCCCAAAAGTAAGAAAGAACGTACGTAAGTACGTACGTACGTACGTGCATTGCTTGGGGCGCATTGCATTTTGCATATGCCAGACGCATTGCTTGCGGCATGCTCATCCGGCATCCGTTCCGTGCCAACGCTTCATTGCTGCGGCCCGCGCGCGGCTCTTGCGTTCCTGAGTTTCTTCGTTGGACGGCTGGAACTCTGACCAGCCGTTAATCTCCCATCCGCCCGCGCATTCGACCCATAGCCCTACATCGACGAGTGCCTTTGCGTCGGTCTTGGTCGCATGCAGGAACGGTAGGCACGCCTTGGGTAGAAAACCGTCCGTTCCGTGATTCCCCGCGTACCCGAGTGAGGCCGTCCAGACGAACGCTGCACGGAACTTTTTGTCCTCAATCAGGTAGAGAATCTTCGGATTTGACGCGAATTGTGAGTCCAAACGGACCCATTGGAGACCCATCTACCACCCTTCCTGGTTTGCAATTTCGTGCATGTATTCAGACTGCGGCACGTTCTGCACCCCCCTCACACCCCAAAATCTCGGGGCCAAACAGCGAGTCCATCTGTGCCTCCAGCGCTGCCGTACGAGTCCGCTGGCGGGTCTGCGCGTGGTGCTCGGCGTCGTAGTGCAGATGGCACCCCTGACACATCGCGCGCAGGTTCTCGTCGCGGCAGTCCTCGGGGGTGTGGTTCAGGTGCGCGACGGTCAGCACCACCCGGCTGCCGGTGCCGTACGCGGGCTGTCCGTTGACGTTCGGGCAGCGATCGAGGTGAGTACCCCGCAAGCACTCGCCCTCACACTCACAGCGGCCCTTGGCGCGCTCGGTGCGGATCCGGCACGAGATCGCCGACCACCCCTTGGGGTAGCGGGCGCGGTTCTCGGGGCGGATGGGCATCACTGCACCCACTCGCGAACCGTCGTACCATCAGGGCATTCGATGACGAGTGCGGGATCCTCCGGTCGGCCGGGGCGAGCACCGAACCTGATTGGCCATCGCCACCCACGCGCCGGATCGGCGTGCAGCACGGACAGCATCCACCCCTCGCCAATGCCACGCAACGGCCGGTCCTCGTCGTGCAGGGCGCGGACCCACAGGCGCTCACCGTTCGGCGCTTCCACGACCACGGTCACGCCCCCGTAGGCCCCGAACTCTTCATCGAAAGCGCCCTCGACCTCCAGCAGGTCGTCGCTGGCGCCGTAGACGGTGATCTCGCTCATTCGTTGTCTCCGTTCGTTTTTGGGGTTGTCGCTCATGTGCCGCTCAATTCGACGACCTCAATGGGTCCGTGCGGGAACGCGTCTCGCTGGGCCGTCCGGCATTTGAAGCACTCGCGGGCGATGCGTTCGGACTGGAACTCGCGCGCGCACCGCATGCAGATGAACCGGAACCATGTCCGGGCGGCGGTCATTCGCCCGCCTCCAGTCCGAACAACCCTTGCTGCACTGGCTTCCGCAGCCGGGACACGATCAACGGCAGATAGTCGGCCTCACGCTCGATCGCGATGCACCGCCGGTCTTCGAGGACGCAGGCCTCGGCGGTCGTGCCGGATCCGGCGAATGGCTCAAGCACCACGGCCCCGACCGGGGTCACGAGCCGCACCAGCCACCGCATCAGGTCCAGCGGCTTGACGGTCGGGTGCTGCACACCATCGGCGTTGGGGCGCTCCGAGGTTGGCGCCTTGGCCTCATAACGGAACGTTGGGAAGAATCGGGACGCTCCACCGCTGTCGCCGTACTCGGTGCCCGTGGCGGTCATGCCCCAGCCCGCGCCAGATGCCGCACCCCGAGGCTTGCCCACGCGACTGGTGGACGTGCCGCTCTGCTGGTCGAGTGCTTCGGCCTGGTGCTCGTCGAGGACGACATTCGTTGGCCAGCGGCCAAGGCCATTGACCGGCGCGCTGGACCGGCCGTTAAGTCCATGACCATAGGCCGATACCGCGACCGTTGACCCGCTAGTGATCCCAGTATCGCGGTGCCCTCCAAGGTCACCAATCCGGCAGCCGTCGATGTTCAGCGCCCCGGTGCCGTGCGCGAGAATGTTCTGGGCGACCGTGCCCGTCAACGGTTTCCGGGCCACCACGATCGGCTCGAACGATGGCTTGAGCGCGGTACCCCAACCCTGCCATTTCTTCGCGTCATCGGTGGCTGGTGCCGTGATCACAGAGCAGTCAATTCCGCCCGAATCGCCTCCGACAAGCCGACCCCCGCGCATGTCGCACACGGGACTAGCTGATCGACCCGTCTTGCGTCCGACCACCTCACGCTCAGCGCCGGCGGCCTTGTCGATGGCCTTGGACACGTCCAGCGATTTCGGGAACCCCGAGCCGTACAGCCACGCGATGCTGTCGCGAACCTCAAAACCGGCGTCTTCTATGCCAGATGAGAGCCGATGCCAGGTACGTGAGCCACCGAACGCGAGCAGATGCCCGCCGGGCTTGAGGATGCGCAGGCATTCGGTGGCCCACTCCCGGCACCATTCACCGAACGCGGCATTGGCCGACAGGTCATAGCGGCCCGCCTCTGCGGCGCGGGACCGATACCCACCCTGCGGGCCACCGACACCTTCGGGCATCGGGCTTGTCTCACGCCCGCGGGCCGTGCGCTCCTCAATGTCGGCGCCATCCCACGCCTTGCCCATGAATCGGATTCCGTAGGGCGGATCGGTTATCACGGCGTCGACGCTGTTGTCGGGCAGCTCGCGCAGCACGTCGAGGCAATCGCCGCGGTGCAGAGTGACCGAACCGTCTTGGTAGATGGGTGTCGTCATGTATGAGCCTCTTGCAGGTGTAGGTACACTTCCGCTACGGTGTAGGTACACCCAACAAGGAGGGGCGCATGACCACCATTCAGCTGTCTCAGACGCGCATCGCCCGCGAAGGTCGCGCTTACCTTGAGCGGTTCGTCGGCAGGGCCGTCGAACACACCACCTACGAGGGCGAAAAGCTTGTGGGCATCCTCGAATTCCCCTCTGATGGGCCAGCACAAAGCAGCGCACCCGTGGGCCTGGTCATCCGCTTTCCAGATGGAGGCTGGGCATTCGCTGAATACAGACTCAAGGTGGTCGGCTGACATGTCGAAGGGAACCCCACTACGCAACTTCCGTTGCGACGACGAACTATGGAGTGCAGCCCAAGGCAAGGCTGAGGCTGAGGGGCGCGACGTGTCGACGGTGCTCCGCGAACTGCTATCCAAGTGGGTCACGCGGCCACCTCGGAAACGCTGAGCAGCCAGTACAGCGCCGCGATGGCCTGCTGTGGCACAACACCATTGCCGATGATGCGCAACTGCGCGCTGCGTGAAATAGGCACGCTGGTAACCCATCCGAGCGGCCAACCCTGCATCCACTCGGAGAACCGCGCGGCCAGGCGCGGATTGCCCCTCGCGCCGGGCTCCGTCGGCGATGGTGCCTCGCGGGTGATGGCTTCCCAGCGACGGATCGCGGGCTCGTACTTGCCCCACTGTGCTGTGCCGTCGAGTAGCGCGTAGTCGATCAGCTGGCGTGAATGTCCCTCGCGGCTATTCGGATGAGCACCACCGCCTGTCGCGTCGGATGCGCATGGAGTCGGCAAGTAATGCTCAATCGAGACCAACGACGGCTTGTTCCGCTTCCGTTCACCGGGGCAGTCCCCACGCGCACCGTCGCTCGCCTTCGGGGTGGGTAAGAGCCCGACAACATCACGAAGTCGGCTGTTCCCTCCCTGGCCTGTGCTCTTGGTCGTCCCCTCCCATGACAGTCCAGTGCGAATACCCCCGCCCGATCCGTCGGAAGCTGTCGGCGTCGGCAGCAGGTCTACAGGTCCAGATGTGCCCCAAGTACTTCCGGAAGGCTGCCGTTCCCGTCCTCCACATGCTTGCGGGCCGCCGGCGCCACCATTGAACCGTGGGCGTCCATTGCCCTCGGGGTCGGTAGCAGCTGGCATACCGCTGATGGCAGCATCAGGTCGCCCGATGAGCCCCGTTGATTCGGACCGCCCTTGGTTCCGTCTGTCGCCCGTGGCGTGGGTAGAAGCGTCTTCACTTCGGCCCCACGGTTCCTGGCGTGACCATTCCCCGTCTCGGGTTGGGTGGTCGGCGTCGGCAGGAGTTGCGACGATGAAAACCCGCTCGCGTCGATGCGGGGCACCGATTTCGGAAGCGGCAACAGTTGTCCATTGCGCATTGAACCCGAGGTCGGCCAGGTCTCCGAGTACGGCTCCCGCTGCTCGCAAAAGAGGTCGGCTTGATCGGTCTCCCAGATCATCCGTGCCGGGTTCCATTGCGCGATGGGCGTAGCCACTGAGTAGCCCCCTGACGTTCTCGATGACCACGAGTTGCGGTCGTAGTTGGTTGATAGCTTCGGCGTATTCCAGCCACAGTCCTGATCGGGTGCCCGATGCGATGCCCGCGCGACGGCCGGCGGCTGATACGTCCTGGCACGGGAACCCGCCGCACAGCACGTCCACGGGCTCGACCTGTGACCAGTCAACGGCCGTGATGTCGCCGAGGTTCGGCACGTCCGGCCATTGGGCGGCAAGCACTTTCGAGGCGTCCGGGTTGGCCTCGCAGTGCCAGACCGTGCGGCCACCGGTGACATGCTCGACGGCCAGGTCGAGACCGCCAGCACCGGAGAAGAGCGAGCCAATGCGCGCCGTCATGCGGCGGCTCTCGCCTTCTCGCGTTCGTCGCGGGCCAGCTCAACCAGGAGTTCTGAACGGCTAAATCCGTTGCGGAGCAGCATGTCAGCCATGGAGTTGTAGGTGATGCCCATGCGTCGGGCGGCCTCGTGATCAGGTACGCCGATGAACTGGTACTCAGCCCACCTGCGCGCGAACGGATTTCCGGTCTCCGGCGGCAACTCCGGGTCCATCCACATCACGAGATCGCGGGTAGTCGGGGAGCAACTCCTCTGCTGGCCACGAAGGATGAGGCGCAACGAAGTGACCAGCTTTCCGGGGCTGCCATTCGCGGCCGCAATGCCATTTGTGGACCAGCCGATCGCCTGCAGCTTGAGCAGGTGCTCACGCACAGGCGCGGCGTCGATGTAGCGGGGGGTGATTGCCGGGGCGGTCATAAGGTCACATCCGCGTAGAAGTCGCGCAGCTTCACGAACGCCTTTGCGGTGGCCTCGGCATCACCGAGCGCCGAATGCGGGCAACGATTCTCGACGTTGAGCGCGGTCAGCACGTCGGCCAGCCCCGGCAAGTCGGACGGATCACGCCCGAGCGCCGGGGCCGCGTAGGCGGCTAGATCTGCTTTCCGGTGGTGCCATGGTGCCGGTCCACCGACCTCGCGCAGCACAAGCCACGCGTCGAATGAAGGATTCGATCCGGCGAACGTATTGCCGCGTAGCATCGCCGCGAGCGCTTCCCACATGTCGTCGGTGTCGTCCTGATTGAGCATCTTGTGGAACACGCCGCGCTCGAAATAGCGATTGATGGCGAATGCCTGTGGTTCGACATCGACCTTGCTCAGATCGACGTAGGGCACGAATTCGAGCAGTTCGCCGGTGTCGACGTTGATGGCCGCAACCTCGATCGGCGCGCACTGCGGACCGAGGCCGGTGGTTTCCAGGTCTACGACGATGAGGTTGCGGGCCATCAGATCAGCGCCCCAGGTTGGATGCGTAGACGGGCACGCCGAGGCCTTCGGCCAGCTCGCTGGTCTTCTGCGTCCACGCGTCGCGCACCAGGTGCTCATACGGCTGCGGGAAGAGGCCGAGCCCCAGTTGCCCCTGCGAGACGTTGATCCGTAGCCAGCACCGGATCTCGATGAGTGGGTAGTCCTCGAATGGCCGCGCCGCCAGGGTGATCTCGCGCGGAACCTCGAGTTGCCGGGTCGCGGTGCCCGCAGAGGCCTTAACCTCTTCGCTGTAGGTCAGGTTCACGCTGCCGGTGGCGCGCTTGATGGTCGACTCGAATGCCCCCTTGCTCGATGCTCGGACGCTGTCGACGATCTCCACGATCTCGGCCGCCGGGTGGCTGGTGATCAGATGCCCGGCCTGCTCGATCAGGTCGCCGAATTCCAGTTGGCTGTGGAATCTGCCGTCGGCGGCGTTGAACAGGGTGGCCCAGTCGGGGTCGGCGACGAACTGCAAGGTGAGCACGTCGTTGCGGCGGGTGTAGTCGGCGGTGGCGTCCGTACCGAGCTCGTTGTAGATGACGCTGACCTGACCTTTGTCGCGATTGCCCCACACGGTCGAGATGCCATCGAGCAGCGGGCGACGGGCGACCTCGGCCAGGAACGAAGCGCTGTCGGTGACGGTACGACGCTCGGGGGCGCGTGGGGGGAAGGCCTGCGGCGCTCGGTCCCGCACATCGATGATCTGGTTTTCCAGACCGTTCTCGCCGTTGACGGCGGCCAGGTAGATCGGGCCATCGGCGCCGATTGTCTCGGTCGGCACGAGCTGAATCGTGTGGTCGGGAAGATCAAGAGTCTTGTCGGACATAGGTATTTACTCCTTCGCTGGTGGTGGGTTACTTGAGGCCGTAGAACATGTTGGCGTTGTCCCGGGACAGGTGGCCGTCGCCATCGTCGAACCAGATGGACTTCACGGACTCTTCGACCGGCTTGCCGTCGACATCGATTTCGATTCCCACGGCGCCGGATTCGAGTGCGGTCACAGTCGCCTTGATCGTGATGGTTCCGCCCTTCTTGCCGGTCACGTGCGCGGCCTCGACGCACTGGGCCAAGAGCTTGGAGGCCTTGAGCTGAGCACGGCCCTTGTCATGGGCGGTCAATACAACAATGAAGTCGGTGACCTCACCGGGGCCAACCTCGGTGCTCGCCTTCGTCTCGCTGGTCTCGTTGTCGGACATGGTTATTCATTCCCTTCTGTGGTGGTGGGTTGTGCTGCTGATTGGTTGAGAACGTCGATGACTACCTCGGCCTCGGCCTCGGAGAGGTCGTTGATGTCGGTGATTTCGCGGCCGACAAGTGAGGTGATGTGCGCGAGGGTCTTGGCGCTGGCCTCGGTGCCGCGCAGGGAGTAGCCCGCACTGGTGAGCAGTCCGCGAATGGTGCCCATTGCCTTCTTGGTGGCCAGAAACTCTCCGCGCGAATTGATCTCGGCGGGGTTGGCTTCCGGTGTGGCTTCGGTCGTCTCAGGGCTCGGTGCCGAGTCGGGTGCTGGTGCCGGTTCGACCTTCGGCGCGTCGACGGCCTTGGCCTTGATCTCGTCAGCGGTGACCCCGGCGACCGGCGGGAACATCTCGGCCTTGTCGAAACCGTCCCGAGTGATCGACGTGTACGTGATGCCCATCTGCGCGACATCGCCCGCATCCCATGCGCCGCGTTTCTTGCCGATCTTGTTCTCGAGTTGCGTTTCGGTGATGCCGAGCTCGCGGAACTTGCCGAGCATGATCTCGACGCGCTTGGGCAGTGGGATACCTTCGCCGTTCTCGAGGGTGTTCTTACAGACGTTCTGCGCGTCCTCGGTGAACCACTTGGGCAAGATCGCCGAGATGCATTCGCGGACAGCGCGGGCGCCCGCGTTGTTGTTGTTGTTCGTGATGTCGCCCAGGTCGGTTAGTTCCTGGCGGCGCCCCTTGGCCATGCGGGCGTGCGGAACGATGAACGTGCGTGCCGATCGGGTGTTGGTCTGCACGTCCCACGCCCAGGCCTGGACCTCGGACTCGCCCCGGTTGTCGTCGCGGTGCAGCTCGTTGACGCCGTACTGGACGTTCCCCCACACGCGGGCGAGCTCGCGCATGAGGTGTACCGACGGTCCGGTTCCTCGGTTTTGGACCCGATAGAACGCCTGCTCGGCCATGGCGATGCGGCCGCAGGTGTCCCGCATCTCGGCTTCGGCGCGCTGCATATCGCGCGGGATCTGCTGGGCCACAATGACGGCCGACTGAACCTCGGCAACGGCACGCGACTGCTCGACGGACGTTGCCTGGCTCACTGCGGTGCGCGGTGCTGCAGCCACGGGCTGGTAGGGGGTGACGGTCATTGGTCGAGGTCTCCTTCTTGTTGGTGGCGGGCGTAGCTGGGTAGCGATACCGAGTGCACGTGCTGGCCGTAGTCGGGCCAGTGGTCGGCCGCGGTGCATTGGGCGTAGAGGTTGATGGCCTTGCGGTTGCGGCGCCGGCCGAGCTCGATGTCCTCCGGGTCGAGCTCCATCACGGTCACCGGGTAGGGCGCCGTCTTGGATTGCACGATGAACACGAACGCGGCGTCGTCGGCGATCTCGCACGCGGCCAGCCCGTCGAGGTACCACGGCGCTTGCTGGTGATAGCCGTATTCGGCTGCGGCCTTGGCGAAGTGGCCCGGGTAAGCGCTGGTGCTGGTCTTGTAGTCGACGACGATCAGGCGGCCACGGCCGGGGTTGGGCAGCCAGTCGGGCCGGAACCGCAGGCGCACACCCGTCTCGCGGTCGTGCCAATACCCGGACAGCTCCGGTGTCCCGTCGGACAGCAGTGGCCCGGCCAACGGATGCTCGCGGACCCTGGCCGCCATCGCCTTTGCCTTGGCCACCTCGGCGATGTGCATGGGGATCTGGCCGCGCTGGCGCGCTTCCCGAGCGGCCTCCTGCCACATCGCCGTGGCGGTGGGCGACTTCGAGGGGGTGCCGTCCTTGTTCAGCCCGTGCACTGCCGGATCCAGCTCGGCAATCTCGCTGCCCTCGCCAAGCACGAACTTGTGGGCGACGTGCCCGAAGTCATACTGCGGCTTAGGTTCTGGTGGCTGCTGGCGCTGGTGGTGGAAGATCTCCGGGGATGACGGCGCCAGCAGTGCGCGGGCGCCTGACGACGACAAGCTGGTGCGGTCGCCGTGGTAGACCTCATCGGGGATGCCGCCGTATACGCCGTCAGCGGTGGGAATCTCGATAGCGCTGTTGTTCACGCTGCCACCCCCGCGATTTCCTCGGCGCGCTGGTCGAGCAGCTTGGTTGTCACGGTGTCCGGGTCGAATCCGATGGCCAGCGCCATCATCAGCTGCGCGGCCTTGACGGGGTGGCGCAACCACATTGAGACCAGCTCGGTGTGCACTTGGCGGGGGTCCGTCTCTCGGACCGCTTCAACGAGCCGGTACAGCACGCCCTTGAGGACACGCATGTCGGTCTCGTAGCTCTCGTCAACATCGATCTGCATGGCGGTCACGCCTTGCCCCCCGGTTGATAGTCGGGATGCTGGCCCGCCACGTGACGCGCCACGTTGACGAATGAGCGGTTGCAGCAAGGGCATACACCGTTGGCAATGCGTTTCTTGGTCTTGGTCAGCGTGCCCTTGGTGGCGGCATGCGCGCGCCGCTCGGACTCCAGACGCCGCTGTTCGAAACGGATGTCAGCCTCGCGGGCCTCAACTTGCCGCTGGAGCCGCTCGGCGCGCTCCCGCTGCTTCTCGGCCTCGGTCTTGCCGTAGTAGTGCTGACCATGACCGGCCGGGCAGTGGTAGCTCTTGTGATCAGCAAGTCGGCGCCGCTGAAAATCCGCCGGCACCGCAAACGCCATGCTGCAGGCGCAGCAGTACTCGACCACCAGCTGCTCGGTGTACTGGAGAGTGGTCATCGCACGCCCGCCTTGAGTGCGGCGCTGGCCTCGTCGCGTTTGTCGCGGTCGGTGAAGAACTCGACGAGCGCGACCTCGGCGCCGCTGTCGGCACTCCAGGCGCATCGTGGGTCCGTCCCGGACTTGTTGACCGATTCGCGCCAGGCGTTCTGGTTGGCGATCAGGACGGCGATGCCGCGATTACCCAATTGCTCGAATAGGTCAGCGATTTCGAGGTCCAGCACGATATCTACGACGCTGGGCGAGCATGCCCGCTCGGCCTTGTCGAACGCGGCCATGAGCCCGTCGAACGTGATAGCGGGGTCGTAGGTGACGGTCATGCGGCCCGCCCCTGGCTCTGCTGCGCCGTCGATGCGTAGGTGTCGATGTATGACTTGAGCAGTGGCGCATGGCGTTTGCACCAGACCCGCACTGAGCCCACGATGATCTGCGCGGACTGATCGAGGCTGTAACCGCGTGCCGACAGTGCCCGGTATGAGTACCGGACGCCGTCGAAACTCGGCTGCGCGTCCAGCTCGTTGCACACACGCCAGCCACTCGTCGCAACGAAGTCATCGGTCACCGGGTCGGCGTGCGATGGCGGGCTGGCCAGCAGCATCGCGGCGAGCGCAGCGATAGCAGCCAGGGCCACGGTGATCTTGTCGTAGCAGCTCATCCGGCGCCGTCGGCGCATGCGTAGCCTGCTCGGGATATGTTGGGTCACGCCAATTCCTCTCAGTAGGATTGGTGGTAGGGGACGCTGGCGGTTTCTGTTTGGCGACGTGACCGCCAGCGTCTTTACTTATTCAGTTGTGGGACTTGCGATTACGTGGGCTTCTTGCCCAGACGCTTGGTGATGAGTTCCATTCCGCGCGGCAGGATACGCAGGGTGTAGTGGGCACAGCTGCCCCATGAATGAGCCACGACATGCTCGGATGCTTGGAAGTAGTGGACGAACTGCGCGTAGTGGTCGTACTGCACGGCTCCACACGGGGAGTGCTTGGCGAAGATCAACCGCTCATCGACAAGCCACTGGCGCAACTCGCGCTCGCGCATGCCGAGCAGCTTGGCCGCTTCTCGGATCAGACGAGATCCGCCCTGTGCGGTGAGGTAGGTGTCCGCAAGGTTGGCCTTGGGCTCAAGCTCGGCGATCAGGGCATCCTTGGCCTCGATCATCCGCTGCGCTTCGAGCACGGCGGCCGCGAGCAAGTCGGGGCCCGAGAGCGCGGGAGCAGCGGTTGCGGTCTCGGCCTCACGCGTCTTGATGACGAAATACGTCTGCGCGGCGGCAATCTCTGGCTTGCGTGGGTCGCCATTCAGCGCGACGAGGTAGCAGGCGTACCGCGACAGGTGGTAGTCCTCGACCGCACGGTGCGCCCCGCTGCCGGTAGCGACCAATTTCCCGGCGCCGGGAAATTGGGTGGCAGAGTCATAGCCGGCGTTACGAGCAGCTATCTTGGCGCGATTTATCGCGTCTGCGAACCGCTCCCACTTCTCATATCCGAGCAGCGGCATGAGATCGCGTGCAGACCAATACTCGCGGCCCTCGTCGGTCAGGTGGCGCAGAGAGTCGAACGGCGCGGCGGTAACCAGGGTGCTCACGAGGCCACCGCCTTGGTGGCGGCCCTGGCTTCACGTTTGGCCGCCAGGCGCTCCACGTCTCTACGTCGGAAGATGAACAATCCCGACTTGCTAGTTGGGATAACGCGGATCGGCTTGAGGTCGCCGCGCTTGACCATCCTTGAGACGGCTGACGGCGTTACCCCCAGCGCAGCGCATACATCCCGCGTGAGGAGTTCACTCCGTGTGGAAGTCATAAAATGATGATTACACGGATGTAATTCATTGCGCAATAGATGATGATTCGCATGATCTGGACAGTGCACAATATTGTGCCTAGAATCTGGTTATGACCACAGCGTATGAACCGGGTACGGTCCCAGAATTTGACAAGGCCGATCGGCTCAAGAAGGCCGTCAGTGTGTCAGATGTGCCCGTATCTGAGATGGCCGAGTACCTCGGCGTCAGGCAGGAGACGTTGAGTCGTTACCTCAACGGAAAGGCTGATGCCCCGCTCGCGATCGTCAGGTTGATTGCACTCCGCACCGGGGTGCCAGTGAACTGGATCTTGACCGGCGAAGGCGGTCAGCCGAACGGCGGGGCCGAGCTGCCCGGGGGAATCGAACCCCCGACCTATTCATTACGAGTGA